CAGCACTTGACAAACTGTATCATTTTTGCTACACTCGAATGGTGTTCTTCTCCCTTCTCTCACACCACAGGGCTCCTGACGAGGAGCCCTCCCTCTAATGGCTAAACGCAACGAAGCAACTCTAGCCCAACAACTCTGGTTAGCTGAATTCGTCCGCAATGGCGGTAACGCTACAGCAGCCGCTAGAGTAGCCTATCCTGATGCTGCCCCCACCACTCAGGAGCGTTCCGCCATGCGCAACAAGAACAATCCCTTCCTCAAGGAGGAACTTGCTAGAATCACTCAAAAGGCTCATCTCAGCATGAGTGATGTCGTCAGGAGCATCAGATCTGACATCAACGATGATGATTGGCGCTGTCGGCTAGAGAATAAGAAGCTCGCCATAATGCTCATGAAGTCGGCTGCTGACGATGCTATTAACATAACTCCCACCAATCCCTTCGAGGATTGGACTCCTAAACAACTTAAAGCTTGGAACTCTTTACCGGATCACAAAAAAGTTGATAGCAACGGCACCCCTGTCAAACCTGGAGAACCTGAAGACTCAGAGTGAAGTAGCTCTGTGCTCCGAGGATCTCCAGCGCCATTTAGAGAACCACTTCTTCATCAAGGATAAGAAGGGGAAGATACGGCTGATGAGCCCCTTGAAACGCTCACAGCGAATGTTCCTCTCTCTGATGGAGCACATCAAGGTCTGGTCAGTTACTAACCCTAACTTGCTCTGTCGAGTCCTCATCCTGAAGACCCGCAAGACTGGCGTATCCACTGTAGAAGCCTGTCGCCAATACGTTGAAGTTCAATCCCACGGATACGATTCCATCATCGTAGCCCAGGACCTTCCCACTGCTCAATACATCTTTGGAATCCTTAAAAGAGCCTACGAATACTACGATCTCCCCAAGCCTGAACTGGTTCGCTCCAACAAGAAGGAACTGAAGTTCAAGGATCGCGAGGGCTACATTGAAGTCTTCACCGCCAATGAGAGTGCCGCAACCCGAGGCAGAACCCCACAAATAGTTCACGGGTGCTTAGGTAAAGGCTCTCTGATAATGAAAGGCAACCCAGGTGGAATTGCTCCTATTGAAGATTTCTCCTTGGGCAATAAGATAATTACTCATCGAGGTAGAGTTGGAGAAATATCTGCTGTATCTGAGCAAGTCCGTGATTGTTATAAATTAACTTTTCGTGGTCTTCCTCGACACCCTCTTATTGCATCCAAAGAGCACCAATTTTTAACAAGGTTAGGTTGGAAGACTACTGAACAACTAAATGAGGGGGACCGTATTGGCACGCCTCTCAAGAAGTTCCGTAATTGTAAGTATCAACGACGGATAAAAATTCCTTCTTCTTTTAGGGTCCAAGGTGGGGGTAAGCGGGAGAAGGATATGCCCAAGTTTGTTGATTTAGATTATAACATGGGGCGTATAGTTGGTCTTTATCTAGCTGAAGGCTCAATTAAATACAATCGTTTAGGTAGTTCTCAAGGAAGAAAAGTTAGTAAGCGGGTCTCAGGTGTTTGTTTTTCTGTTTATGAAAAGGAAGTTGCTAGGACCATAGCTTGGTTGTCACCTTTTGCGAAATTTTACACTTCGGCAAAAATTCAAAGGAGCCCTAATAGTAAAACTTGCAATGTTGTAGCCTACGGAAGGTCATTTGGTCAATTCTTTTTAGACTTTTGTGGAATAAAGCAAGAAAAGCATTTTCCAAAAAAGTGGGAGGATTACTCTCCAGAGTTTGTTCGTGGGGTAGTCCATGGCTACTTATCCGGGGATGGTCATTTTAGTGATCGCCTTAATGATAGACGTATCCGGTTATCAACTATTTGCCCACAATTAGCCTTCTCTCTTAGAGACGCTTGTGGGGCTTTAGGTTATGGCTGGCCTACTATAAGTTTTCAGGAAGCTCAAGTTAGGTGTGGAAGAAACGAAAAGGCTCAATGGATTGTTGGAATCTGTGGAAGTGGTTCTGTAGATTTAGCAAAAGAATTAGATAAACCTTACTTACCTTATAAGCAATCTGGGCATAAGGCACTTGGTTATAATGGTTCAGCCTATTTATCTGATGGTTATGCTTGGGTTCCAATCACGACTAAAGAATTTATTGGCCCCCAAGAGGTATTAGATTTTGAAATAGATCACAGAGACCATTCTTACTGTACTATCCACGGTGCTTCACACAACTCTGAAGTCGCATGGTGGGAGAAGGGCTCTGATGCTGCCATAGCCCTCTTCCAAGCCGTAGCAAACGAACCCAACACCTCAATAGTCTTAGAGACAACCGCCAACGGTGAAGATCTCCTCTTCAAGCCTCTCTGGGATGGGGCCGAAGGCAACGTCAGATTAACCTTCTACGATGACCCCTCGGGGCCGCTTGGCTTCAGGATTGAGTTCGAAATCCTCAATGAGAATGACTGGAACGGCTACTTCCCTCTATTCATCTCAGCCATAGACGATGAAGATTGCAGAACCCCTCTGGATGCAGAGGAGGCACCTCGCATCATCCAAACTCTGGATGAGATGGAGTTAAGCCTGCGGGAACAATTCAATGCTCCCTTGGAGTTCATCAAGTGGAGAAGAAGAGCTCTCCGCTTCCAGTGCCAAGGCGATCTGAGAATCCTCTCTCAGGAGTATCCCTGCACTTCACTGGAAGCCTTCATAGCTAGTGGCTCCCCACGTTTCGATGTAAACATCCTCAACACAATGCCCATCGAGGACGGAGTTATCGGCTTCCTAATGCGTAGCAACAAATGGGACCGCGAAGTATCCTTCCGAGAAGATAAGTTCGAGAAGATGACTGTCTTCAAGGCTCCCAAGCATGGACATCGCTACGTCATTGCCATTGACACCGCAGAAGGGCTCTTGCCTGAAGGTGCCAAAGATCCCGATGAGTCGGTAGCACAAGTCCTCGATATAGACTCCGGCCCTCGTGCTGAACAAGTCGCTATCATAGCAGGACAACTCTCTGAAGAGGAGATGGTAGAGCGAGTCGCTCTCGCTGGCGAATACTATAATATGGCTTTCCTGGTCCCTGAGTGGGCTGGAGGCCACGGTGAGCACCTCACCATACAACTCTCCAAGATATACCCGCAGGACCGCATCTACCACCGCTTAGACGCAATGGGAGAGTCATCCGGCAGTGGAGGTATGGGCCTTCGAGTCACGCTCGGGAACCGCAACCGCCTCATCGCTGATCTCTCCGAAGCCATCTCGGGCAGAGACATCATCCTCCATGATCGTGAAACAGTCAAGCAGTGTAAGCACTTCGTGTGGAACAGGCGAGGCAGAATCGAAGCAGCAACCGGACATCACGATGATAGGGTATTTGCTCTCATCGGGGGAGTTCACGGCTGGAAACACTTCCCTATGAGCCTTGATCCATCTGACGGATCACTAGCAGGATACGAGAAGGATAAACGCTTCCCCAGTGAGGAAGTCGCAATGGCTGCAAACTGGCCTGATGATGGAGGTTACTAATGGAACAACTACTCTACTTCACAAAGGAAAGGAAGCCTGCCAACATCACCGAGTTCGAGGCCCGCCAAATCATTGAACTGCTAAATGAAGCCTTGGATGACGCTAAGGCGGGTCGCCTCAAGGCTATCATCCTCTTTCGTTGCTACCGCGACAATGATGATTATTGGCTGCAAGCAGCAGGCAGACTTGACAAAATGGCACTAGATATGCCTATAATATAGATCGGACTCTTATGCCCAATCAGATTCCTGTAATTCGCCTCTCCGAAGACAAACAACTTGACCTGGTGCGTAAGCTCGATAATATGCGCCTTGCTGCTATCGACTACAAGGGATCTTGGGACACCCTCCATGCAGAGTACCTCAAGATGTATCTCTGCCTCCCTGAGCAGGAAGTCAGAACCTTCCCTTGGTACAGGGCGAATAACTTCTTCGCTCCAGTTATCAGGAGTCATGTTGACTCATTCAGCGCACAAGTCTTCGATGCTATGTTCTCTACCATGCCCCGCGTCATCGGCATTGAAGGATCTGATATAGCCGATGCTGAACTACTAACCCTCTACTACTTTGACTTCCTCTGGAATAGTTCAGTTCTAAACCTGAAGCGAATCGCTAACGATTGGAACTTCGATACCAATCTAGATGGAACTGGTATCGTCAAGAATCGCTGGAGCAAGGACAAGTTCCTCCAACGCCAACAAGAAATGAAGGAGCGCCTCGTTACTGAATCACTCGGTGAGGAATTCCTCGGGCAGCCTCTGACCACACAGCGGGTCGAAATGGACTTTGTTGAAGCTGCTCGAATCAAGCGGGTGAACCTCCCTATTGTTGAAACAGCACCAGTCTCAAGGATATTCCCCGCCCCCGGCTCTGGTCCCTCCATGCAGTACCCAGATTGCCCCTGGTTCTTCGAGGAGACTCTACACACCGAGATGGAACTTCGCTCCATGAGCCGAATGGGCTTCGCTGGCATGGACGAGTTAATAGAGACTCTCGAAGAGAGCACTCCAACAGAACAGGAACGTGAGATAGAGGACTACGAGGAACTTGGTTCTAGGCATCTTAGGAAAGCAAGCGTGCTGACCTTCTATATGCGTCTAGCTCTCCCAGGCCAAATTGAACTGCTCGATGACAACGAAAAGAAGAGACAGCAATTCGATGGAGATGACGCTTATGCTGAAGAGGTCATTATCACTTATCTTCCCGGCCTCCAGGAAGAGAACCGTATCTCTAAGATCGTTCCTCTGGCCCGAGTACGAAGTGATAACAAACGTCCATACATTGATAACCGCTTTAACAGGCTCCCGCGAAGCTGGTTTGGTCAAGGGCTTGCAGCGAAACTGCGAAAGATCCAAACTCAAACAAACGTTGCCTTCAGGCAACTAGCCGACTTTGGCACCCTTCGCAATATGCCAACCGGCTTCTATGACCCTGGTGTAACTGGGCTCATCAAGGATAACCCCATGCGCCCTGGCCACTTCACTCCCGTCAGAGGTGGAGGTTCAGGTATCACGATGCCTACCTACTCTGGGAGTCACGACTTCCAAGTGAGTTGGCTCCAGCAACTTAACCGCTATGCGGAACTCGATACCAACATCACCGATGCCACTCAGGGGCGCTCTGAGAGCGGTCCCAATCCGCAGCGCACCGCTAGAGGATTGCAAACTCTCGTCCAGCAGAGCAACATAGCTTTCAGTCACAAAGTAGCACTCTACGCTGAAGCATTCAATGAACTCTTCCAACAGGTTCACGAACTGCACAAGTTCAATGCTCCTTCCGAGTTGATCTTCAAGGTAACAGGCAAGAACGGCTTTGAGCAACAGCGCCTCACACGAAGTGTATTCCAACAGGATATCGACTTCCAGTTTGAACTGAATCCCAACAGGATGCAGGACCAGCAGAATAACTTCCAGCTTGCTCAAATGTTCCAGCAGTACGGCCCCTTGATGATACAATTCCCTCCAGCAGTCCTCTTCTTCAAGAAGGTTTATGAGAGCTTCGGTAACAAGGACTTTGACACAGTGGAGAAGGCCATTCAGGAGTTCCGGCAGATCCAAATGCAGCAACAGCAAGCTGCTCAAGCTGCTCAAGGAGCGCCTCCCGGTGCTCCACCTCAAGCTCCTCCAATGGGTGGCCCAATGGGACCGCCCCCAATGGGAGGAATGGAAGGACCAACTGAAGTTGAACCAGGTGTGGAACAACTCCCTGAACTAAGTGAAGAAGATGAGATGGTTGCTTTATAATGCCAGAACTTCCGACTCCACCTGGGCCACAACCCAAGATGCCCCCATTTGAAAATCCAGATGTGGAGAAGATGTTCCAATTATGGTTTGGGGGTATAG